CATATATAAAAATTGCCATTTTGCTATGCATATCTTTGGGAAGTGCATATATTACGCATGAAATTGATTATTCATCGATAGAAAAAGCAAAAACCGAAGCAGTAACTCAAGCACTTAAAAATCAAACAGAGATCATCAACAAACAAGCTCAAGACACTCAGAAAGCCCAAAATGAAAAAGACGCTCTCCAAGCTCATTATGAGTTGCTCCTTAATCAGTATCGCGGTATCGGGTTGCACGACCATAGCTCCTCCGGCAACGAATCCTCCTCCATTGCAATACCAAAGGAAGGACTCAGACTACTTGAGTCAGATGCAGAATTTCTTATCGGATTTGCTAAATCGTGCGCAACCACAGAAATCGAGCGAAACGAAGTGATTGATAAATATAATGATTTGACGGTGAAATAATGGAGTATTCAAAAGATGGACTACACCTTACTGAGCGTTTTGAAGGATGCCGGCTTGTGGCTTATCCTGATCCTGGTAGTGGCGGTGATCCTTGGACTATTGGTTATGGTCATACAGGGCCTGAGGTCGTAGAAGGCCTAGAAATTACCCAAGAGCAGGCAGAACAATATCTTTCCCAAGACATTAAACAAGCCGAGGCGAACGTCAACGCAATAGTTCATGTAGAGCTAACCCAAGAAGAATTTGACGCGCTTGTGGACTTCGCATTCAATTGTGGATGTCGCAATTTAGACTCATCAACTCTTATGAAAAAGCTAAATGCTGGCGATTATGAAGGCGCATCGCAAGAGTTCATTAAATGGGATATGGCTGCCGGTCATCATATGGCTGGCTTGTTAAAACGCAGAGAAGCAGAGGCTGCAATGTTTATTTCAAAATTGGCATGAGCGACATTTTTGACGATGCCTCGGATGCAGAGGAATTGCATCGGCAAATAACAATAAAAAAAGTAAGGGATCGGCAACCTTTAAAAACTACAGGATTTTGTCTTTCCTGCAATGCAAGACTTGCCGATCGAAGATTTTGCGATGTTTGGTGTCGCGAAGATTACGAAAGAATGCAGAATATCTGCCGAATCAGAGGCTCGAAATAGTTTCTGCAAAATTTAATAAATCAATCAAATACCCACGAATCTGAATATTTTTGTCAAATTCATCTGCATTTTCTTTTATATTTGATGCAATCCCAAGACTACTAATCAAATCTTTAAATTCTGCAGGAGTGAGCGCGCCTGAATCTAATTGAGATTTATATCCTTTTGCCTCACCCCATAATTCATTAATATTCATCTTGGTTTATTCCCTGTTGTTTGCTGAATGCGCTCAGCAGTAGTTTCGATTATGTTTAATTTGGCCTTGCAATATGCTGCGCTAGGGCTTTTGAATGTATAAAGCTGATCAACTATTTTGTAAAGATCATCGACCAGCGCAATCTCTTGATCATTATTTGGCAAATATTGACTGTAATTCTTTAATTCTAAAGCGCTTACATATATGACGTAAGTGCTTTGTTTTGAGCAATCTGATATTTGCGCTTCGGTTCTTATTCGATTGACCAGCCCATATTCAAGCGGATCATAGTTACCAATCATCAAACTGCATCCTGAAAGAAACAAAACAGGAATCAATTTAAACGGATAGCGTTTATTTTCTCTTGCTTTGCGTCTTTCATCGCGTTTTGGCGGTTTGCTCATAAATATCTCCAAGTGGGAATAAACATTTGGGCATTACTTCTCGCGATTATGAAAGCAGGAAAAATTCTCGCTTATGCCATCCTGTTGCGCCTGCTTAACTATTCCTTTGTCCATTTTATCTAATTCATTGATTTTGCCAACAAAGGGGACAGATTCTTGACAAGTGCAAGGCAATCTTCCTTGATGACAGTCACCATTGCATCCTAACTCAGAAAGCATAAAAGTGGTCATAATTTGCTCCTATTTGCGTGTTTTTAGGATCTTGCTCGCTCTCATGTCGTTTAAGATCGGCAAAGGCATCTCGAGTCTTTTTACTTTATTTGCTGGATGACAACACCATTTTTCACCAATTTTTTTAATTGATTCTTTGGCATTGATGGCATTTTGCTCAACCAAAAGCTCATAAATATCAAAATTAAATCGTCCAGCTTCAATCATTTGCTTTAAAAGGCTGCGGTCATTCTTGGTCATAACTCCATAATCTCCACGTCATGCGCTTTCTTTTTGCCTTTTCTAAGGTCTTGAATGCGCTTTTCTGTTAATCGAAAGCACTTCACCATTACGCGCTCGGGCAAGATGGCCACAAGTTCAGCATAGTCCTCAAAAAGCGCTTGTAGGGCTTTTATTCCTTCGGCATCTAGTCTGATATTGTTTCCATCTTTTTTGCGTTTTCCTGCTCGAACCAAGGCCATTGTTGCGTCATTAAGTAGGTTGTCCTGATCCTGGCAGACTTTCATCTCAAGAATAAAGGTTTCCATCAAATTGACGCAATCAGAGCAGACTTGCCAATCGTACTTAGTCGGTTGAGGATCTAGTTTTAAAGCTGCCAATGCTTGATATAGCAAAGTAAGCTGATAAGTTCTTCTGTCCTCGGATATGGGGACAGTCGGACTGGACATAATTTCATCCATCAACGTATAAGTTTCATGGCGAAGTCTTGGCATGATTACTGTACGTTTTGCTCTGTTAAACCAGCTTGATCGCCAGGTGCAGGAGGTGTCGATGGTGCGGGTGGCGCTACTGGAGCTTGTGCCATTTGTTGCGCTTGGGCTTGCTGAATCAATTTACCCATTAAGCCGGCCACGTTATTAAATGGCTCTTTTCCTACCAAGCCAACTACAAAATTAAATTCATCATTTTCAAGTACAAGGTTAATCATTTTTCTTTCCTTTCAGGGTTCTAAAAATTACTGCTAATTCATTGGTTAGGGTGTGGGCTTGAGCTGCTTCTTTGCTTGCACCTTTCCAATCTTCTTTTAAGCTGCAAACGTGCATTTTTTTGATTTGCGCGTCTAGCTCAATAAGCACTTCAGAATAATCCCTCATACGGTTCTCCCGATGCAACGATATTCTTTAAAGCGTTTATTGTTTTTTTTCACCCACCGATCGTGGAATTGATAACCTTTTTCCTTTAAATCAAGGATTCTGCGCGGTAAGTGAATGCAACCAAATAATTCCAAAGCCACTAATCCGCTAATATATTTTTTCTTTGAATAAGCCAAGATATTGTCGTTTTGAGTATTGAAATTCATCGTATTCTCCTAAAATGGAATGTCATCAAGATTTGATTCGGTTGTTGGAGTTTGCTGATTTTGATCAGCATTCTTTTCGCCTGGTTCGTTTAAAAATGCCAATAATTTGCCATCTTTAAGCCCTAATAATGGGATTGATTCGAGGCTCAGCATAAGTCCATGTCTTGTTTCAACAATAACCCCAATGGTCTGATAGCGTCTTTTGCTTTTGCCATCATTGCCTTCGAATTCTGAAACTGCAGCATTGATGTAGTATTTAATTGCCATGATTGTCCTTATTTGATTTGAAGATAACTGCCTTGGGTTAATCGAGCGCCTTCAACAATAACCCCATTTTTAAGGTCATCTTTTAAGCGATTTTTGTTTAAAACTGGAGCTGGGGGTTCAGGAATATCAAAGTATTGCGCTGGAATCTCATCGGCATTGATTACTTCAACTGCTGGTGGTCTATTTCGCAAACTAAGCGCAAAGTATGGGCAATCAATCTTAGTGATTCCTGTGCGCGCCATGTTGTCTTTAAGATAATTTCTGATCCGTTCGGCTTTTGCTTCAATGGATTTTCTGCGCTCTGCCATTTGTTTTTCTGCTGCTTTGATGGATTCTGCGCTTGCTTCCAAATTGCGGACAAACATGGCCACGTTGGTTGCTTTGACTTCTAAATCACCGGATAGGCTTTCCAAAGTATCAGCAAAGGTTTGCTCGTCCAAATCCATATCTTGCAACTTTTGAATATCTTGCAAATATTGGTCAGCAATTGTATAAAGGGTTAGATCGGTCATTTTGAATCCTTATGCTTGAGTGGCCATCAATTCGCCTTTGCGAATGTCTTTTGCGCTATCAATCTTCTTGATCGCGTAGGTATCATTTTGTGCAAAAGCTAACTTATAAGCGGTTGCGTGATTAATCTTTAAAGAATCGAGCGTGTCGCTATCCATTATTGAAATCACAAAGTCTGAAACTTGATTTTCTGACAATGGGGTTTTTTGAACCGTTGCTGGCTTAGTTTTTGGCGCGACTTCATGGGTATGCAAGTCTGCGTCATTGTCTCCCTCGGTTGGAATCGCAAAAGCCTGCAATGCTGCGTATTTGTAGGCTGCTGACATTGCCTTGTTGGTTGCTTTGTCCGATGTATCCATTGCTTCACCAAAGGTCTTGACGGTGTGTTTTGAGCCATCCTCTGCCGATACAAAATCAAACTCTACTTCAACCGTAACGTAGAAAATTGCTCCCCCAGCTTTGGTTTGGCGCTCTACGCATTCCCTTGTCAAAACCCTTGGAAGGATACAAAGGCCATGCTCGGCCATTAAAGGGCTGACTGTGTTGAAAACATCGTCAATCCCCCTAAATTTGTAAGATGCGCCTTGTTGGTTGGTTCGGCTTTTGGTGATACCGACTTTTGCTAATTCGGCTTGAACTGCATTAATTGCTTGATAGACTTTCATGGGTTTCCTTAATCGTTAATTTCAAACTCAGCAACTTGCTTGGCTAGTGATTCTTGGTAATCAAAAGAAATGGCCATGATTTTTCTGCCAATTTGCTCATAATCACCGGTATCGATCGCGTCTTGAAGGGCTTGCGCGGTATCAACGTCTAATTCGCTCAGCGCTTCTGCAATTGCTATTGAAGTCTTTGGGTTGTATTCTTTTTTCATTAATTGCCAGGTGCGTTCCTCGATCTCGTCTGTGCGATCATCGTAGTCTTCAGGCTCGTAGTAAGCATCGTGTCGGCTCATTCCCATGATTAAAACCCCCAAGCGAACATCGCGCCTAAGATGATTCCAAGAATGATTACACCGATCCATTCAAAAATTGCTTTTTTCATCACTTTCTCCTTCATCACTTGTTTAAAAAATTTACTGCATGGGTGTTACTATACACTATATTTCCACTTTGCTACAACTATTTTCTAGGGAGTTTCCCTAATACAACAGTTTTATTCATTTTATGATACTATGTGGAAAAAGGAGAAATTATGCATCAATTAAATTTATTAAAAGCCGAATTTGGCTCAATCACAAACCTAGCTGAAAAGCTCGAAATAAGGCCATCTGCCGTTTACAACTGGGCAGATCGCGGTCGAGTGCCAATCAAGCATTTAAAGCGAATTCTTGATCTTTCTGAGGGTCGTTTAACTAAAGAACTTTTGCGTCCAGACCTATTCAAAAAGGACTGAAATGAACTTTTACCCATTTCATATTGGGGATTATCTGAGCCATACCAGCCATCTTACCGATGCGGAAGATTTGGCTTATAGGCGCATGATTGATCTTTATTATCAAACTGAAGAACCTTTTACAGATACGTCAAAACTGGCTCGTAAGGTGCGCTCTAGCTTTGAAATTGTTGGCTCAATTCTTTCTGAATTCTTTATTTATCAAGATAATGCCTGGCATTTAAAAAGAGCCGATGAGGAAATAGCTAAATACAAAGCTATGAAAGATGGGGGTCGCAAGGGTGCAGCATTAAGGTGGAATAAGGGTAGCGATAGCCCCCCTATTACCCCCCCTAATCACTCCCCAATGCCAACCAAGAACCAAGAACCAATAACCAAGAACCATATAAAAACTACTGCTCCTAAAGTCGCAACTCCTGACGGAGTTAGTGTTGATCTTTGGAATGATTTTTTGATTTATAGGAAAAGACTTAAAGCACCGGTGACAGATCGCGTGTTGGCAAGATTGATCAAAGAAGCTAATTTGGCAAAAATGTCCTTATCCGATGTTTTGGAAACCATCATTTTTAAAGGATGGCGCTCTTTTGAAGCATCCTGGATGCAGCAAGCTGCACAAATGGCTCAGAAAGCTAAAGAATTGCCTCTTGGAAGCGATAAACAGATTGAGGAGGCATATCGTATCGAATGCGGTGGAGATCCAGCCAAGGCTCGTTTTAATAGCTATTTTGAGATGAAGAAGTTTATTTTGGATCAACGCGATAAAAGGAGGCCTGCGTGATTTATTACATCTATGACGAGCTAGGCATGATTCGTCAGGTAAAAAGCAAAACCGAAGCGCGCTATTTGGTTTCACTTAGGCCTGAATGGAAAATTGTTGCAAAAAAGATCAATAAACCAGTATTTCAATTTGAGGAGGCGAGGTTTTGAATGAGTTGGCTCTTTTCGCAGGCGCTGGTGGAGGAATACTTGGGGGACATTTGCTTGGATGGCAAACAGTTTGTGCAGTCGAATGGGAAGCCTACCCAGCAAGCGTACTGTGCGCCCGACAAAATGACGGACTTCTGCCGAGTTTCCCGATTTGGGATGACGTTCAAACCTTTGATGGAAAACCTTGGAAAGGAATTGTTGATGTCGTATCTGGAGGATTTCCATGCCAAGACATATCAGCAGCGGGGGGGTGCTGGAATCACAGGAAAGCGTAGCTCAATGTGGAAACATATGGCGCGCATCATTTGCGAAGTACGACCAAAATTTGTCTTTGTGGAAAACTCACCAATGCTCACTTCTAGAGGACTTGG